CTTATTCCAGATAAATATGTTGCCTGAACTATACCGCTCATTGCATATCGTCTAAAAGACTCGTTAACACTAACTTCTTTATTTCCTAACGCTGTAGACAAATTATCTGCAACAGTAAAGTTTGGATTTTCAGCATAGTTTTCTGATAAAGCGTAAATGTTTTCAAACATACATCTTGAAGAGCCTCTAGTAAATAAAGCCATATTGTTGTATATTGGTAGTGGATCTGTATCATCAACAACTTTAATTAATTGGTTATTAAGATATAGAAAAAATCTTCTAGTGCTTCCTATTGTTTGATACTCTACAGATAAATCATATACCGTTGAACTTTCTTCACCAGACATTCTGTATTGACCAGCAAATCTTCCATCGTCAACTAATATTTTACTTAGCCCTCCCCATAACTTTATAGGAATTGCTTTATCAGATGATTGATCTTTTTTAACTTTATAAAATACAATGTTGTTAATTGATATATTTGATTGATTGTTTTTATCTAAATTTAAATATGACTCTACATTGTTTTCAGTTAAAGCAATTATTTCAAAATAGTATCCATTGTTTGTTTCTGGATTTAACATAACGGCTAATCCTCCAGAGCCTCCGCCAATACTTGTGCTTTGATTTGGTTTTACTCCACTAATTTGATAATATGGCATGCTGCCAATTGGGGTTTGACTTCGTGTTTCGCTATTTTCAATTTTTCCAATAATTCTTAGTCTGGTTCCAAAATGCTTATAGGCATTGTCTAAATTTTTGTAAACGTAAGAAACAAAGTTAATTGGGACATCTGTGCTTTTAAATGAAGGTCCATTAATAACTAAGGCAGATGATTGTATAGTTCCTGATTGCGTTGACTTTAAATCATTAACTTCTGTTTCAGTTAAATAATTTGTAGCCATTGAGTTTTTAATAATACTATTTCTTGAAGTTTGTCTTGCTAATACATTATTTGTTCCAGCAGCACCAAGCATTGTTTGTGGTATTGTGGGGCTAATTTCTGTTGTAAATAAATATTCAGAACTCATATTACAACCACGAACATAGTCATTGTTTGACCAATAAGAATTTATGCCAGCAAAGTGTGAAGCAATCTGTGTTCCAAATTGTGCACGACCATGCTCATAAACATTTCCAGGTTGTAGTCTTGATATATCGTTAACTAACTCATAGTATGGTGTAGAAAAAATACGAATAAGACCAGTTGGATATATCTTTCCATTAAAAGGAAGTGATGCAAAATATTTTTGATATTCTTGATTACTAGATATCCAAACGTTTCCTGTTCCTGTAATGTTAAACTGTGCTGCATCATATCTTATTATTTCTCCATTAGAATAAAAATAACCTTGATATCTTGTTAACCAATAAATGTTTTCTCCAAGATCTATAATATTATTAATTACTATCCCATTAGCAACTGTTGGTGGAGAATCTGATAAATTTGAGTTTAATGGCATTGCCCCTAAAACATAACTACCTTGCTTTGAGGCTAATTCATTTATGGTTTTTGTTGAGTTAGTTCCAGAAACTTCCCACAAGAGTGCTGGCTTATATATCCAGGTTTTTTCTTTATCAATCATAGATGCTTGACGAATTGACCCATACGACCTTTGAATATATCTTGTTGTATAGTTTATTTTTCCATCATTAAATATTTGTTTATCTTGGCTACTTATTGCAATAATGTTTGGAATTGAAGATCCAGTTTGATTCTCAATAATATTAGAAACTGATTGATCGTTGTTTCCAATAAGTTGTAAATCTGTAGATCTCATAGACTCTGAAGGCATTAAATAGTCTTTACTCATTACTATAAAATTATTATATTCATCAAAAAACATAGATGTTTGTGTTGATATTGCTAACTGATTTAAAACTTCAGCAACGTTTTGATCTGGTGCTATAAAGAAATACGGAATTATAGGATCACTTTCTCCGTCAATTCTTTTAAAAGAATAATTTGCAAAACCTATATAGTCTAATAATAATGAAATTGCATAACTTAAAGAAACTTCAGTAACAAGCATTCTTGGAGCAGGCATAGATTCTAAAAAGAAATAAAAATCTCTTAGTTCTAAAGAAAGAGTAGCAGCAGTAACATCTGATTGTGGAATTCCCTCAGAGTATAAAGTTTTAATTGGTACAAAATCATAATATTCAATTCCACCTACATCAGCAATTTGTTCATAAAAATTAAATTTTATATTTTTTCTTAAATATTTAGCAATAATACTATTTGTATTATTTGTATTAAATGCTTGATCTGTGTCAAATATTGAAATTGTTCCAGTAGATGCTAATAGTTGACCAACTGGCAAAGAGGTATTTCCAAGATCAGAAAGTGATTTACGAACGGTATACTCAATAACACTATCAGATATGTCGGCAACAAGTCTAGGAGACATTTCAATTAAATCAAAAGTTGTGCCATCTTTGTTCATTGTTTCTGCAACAACCCTAATTCCTTTAATATACTCAAACTCCCTATATCTTGTTTCACTGGTGTTAGGGTTTACAAAAGAAAACGGGGAAACAAGTTCTTTAACAAAACTAGTTCTTGCATTAAGAGATTCAGATCCTAATGTCCAGCCATACTCTGGTACAAATGTTTCATAGTCAGAAATTTCATCACTCCAAACAAAAAATTCCCCAACAGTTGATTCATTTTCTAAAACAAAATACGCATATCCGTTTATAGATAATTCTGGAAGTAATGTTTCAGACGAGTATGTCTCTGCAAAAACAAAAGTATCTTTATATTTATCTGGAATAATTAATCCATACTCTAGTTCTACGTATCCATCTGATTTAATAATAGCAGTACCATCTGCCCTTGTAGAGTTTTCGTCAAATGAATAAGCATCTATCCAACTATTATTTTTAAGGTATTGGATTTTCCATCTTTTAGGAGTTGTTTTATTTGCATCTCCGTATAGTGGGTCTGCAAAGGTTGATGAAAAGTTTGTAAATGGGGCTAGATCAATATCTCCTACATTTGTTTGCATTTTTACAACAAGTCTATTTGCTGGAACCTCTTCTTTATATACTACGAACGGTACTGCATCGTCAATGTAATACTGACCACCTGATACCTTTGCAATACCCCTTTCCAAACCTTCTTCTTTTCTATATGAGTTCCAGTATTTAAATTGATCATATCTAGATGACATATAATATCTTGGTCTTTGGGCTAAGAATGCTCCAGAGTTTGCCAGATACTGCTTGTTAGATCTAAAAAATAATGGTTTGTTAATTCCAGATCTTGGTCTAAATGGCTTTAAGCAATCTTCTAATGAGTATAGTAGTTTTCTCTTTTGTTCTATTGATGTAAATAGTTGTGGGGAGTCTTCGTCATCTACCCCGCCACTTATAGATACTTCAGAGTCTGTTGCATCTGTATAATAATCTCCAGCATCTAATTGATCAAAGTAAATTGGCAGTGTTTTAAATTTAAGATCTGCGTCGGTTGGTCTGTATCTATAGTTACCAACATAAAAAATATTGTCTGGCATATTCATATTCCATTCAGCCAAAATCAATGACTGAAGTTTTATTGTTGCAGATGTTTCAAAGTGGGTCTTTAATGCTTCGTTAACAAACAACTTAGACCTCTTCCAGCGTTACCGAAATATTCCAAAGGTCATGGTTTGTCCCACCACGTTTTACTACGCTATAATTAAAATCAGCAAAATAAACTTGAATAATTTGATTATATTTTCCTAAATTATTAAATGATGCATCATTTGTTCCAAAGTTTTTATATTTATCATAGGCCAAAAACATCCAAAAAGGACCTTGATGATTTTCATACCAATCTAATAACTCTACTCCACCCGCTCCGCCATCTGAAGTAAACTCTCCAGTTGTATTTTTATTTGGTGAAGATCCAGTTGAATTAAAGTCTGCTAACTCAGAATAAGCACGGGATGGTAAATTATTCCAAGATACTGACATAGTTAACTTATCAGCAATATGATAAGATCTCATCCTACCATTAATCGTTCTTTCACGTTTTTCAATTCGTTCTGAGTTAAATGACATTTCTGCTCTATTGTGATCTGACAGTATTAAAAATTGGTCAACGCCACCAGAAGTAAGGGCTGGATCTGCCCCTATTTCTTGTCCAGTTGGCACGTAAAGGCCGCTTACAAGGGTTCCAGCATTCTCTGACCAAAGGATACCCTGTGGTCTCTGATACCTCTTTCTACCCGAAATATACGCTGCGGTTGCCATTATGCCCCTCTTTGAGTTCTAATTCTTTGGTTGTCAATTTGTTTAATCTGTGTTATAACAGTTCTTGCAATATCATTTGGATTTGCATCAGATTTAACATTAACATTTAGACTATAATTATACACTGAAGACCCTCCGTATGAGCCATCATTTATTTTATTAAGATTATTTACTCCAAAAGAATCAACGGCATTTTTACGAACAACAAATTCTCCAGGGGTAAGCATTGCTGGAATTGTGTCGGTGCCTTTAGAGTATCCACCTGAAACATAGTATTTAGGAATTATTCCACCCATGGCTCTTGCACGGTAGGAAACTGTTGATGAAGTTTTTGTTGGTGTAGGTACTGTGTATCTGTATCCACCACCTCTTGGACCAGATGCGCTTGCTGTTGATGCTGCCGTTGGTATTATTGTTGGCATAACTGGTGTTGGTCCATAAAGACCACCAGACAAACCTTGACTATATGCACTTGGCTTAGGCACTGGTTTTGGTATAGGAGTTTTTTGCAAATCCTTCATAATGTTTGTTAAATCTTCAAGTTGTGCTCTGCTTTCTGCAATAGAGTCGTTATTTTCTTTTGTTATTCTTGCTACTTTTTCTGCAGTTGTTTCTGCCGCTGGATTGGCAAATGTTAAAAGTGAAGCAGAACCCAACTCTTTACTTGTAATTCCATCCCACAACGCTTTCATTCTTATAAGCGTATCTTCGTGATTACGTAAAACTGCTTGATACTCTACACCCCGAACCCTTGCACCGTCTACCCCTAAAGCCACAGCCTCCCACTTTGCTCGTTGTGCTTCAATTGCACCAAGTTCTGCTTCAAGTTTAGCCTGTAATGGTAATATTGATAGTTTGTTTATATTATAGTTTGCATCTTGTAACCTTAAAATTTCAGCAGCAACTGGAAGCGAGTCTTGTTCAAGTTTATAAATTTGTTGAGAAATACCAAAAAGTTTTTGCTCAATTTGAATTCTTGTTAGTCCACCAGAATTTTTTAAATTTGCAAGTTCTTTTTCTCTTGCAACTTGTAATAAATTTGAATTTCTTTCTTGTGCTGCACTTGCAGCGGCTGCCCTATCTTCTTGTATAGCCTTTGCTGCAGCAGATATATCGCCTTGAGTTAATGCATCAGCAATTGTAATCTTTCGTTGTTCTTGTTTAACAATTTGATCATTAACCTCTGCTATTTGGCTAAGTGCTTTTTCTTGTTCATCATATTTTTTGTTAATGCTTTCTGCAGCCTTATCAATTAAAGACAGGTCATTATTTAAGATTGTTGATTGTGCATTAAGCAATGCTATTGGTCTATCGTAATTTTCTTCCATTAATCGTTGTTGTATATCAATTAATTTTTCATTAGCATCAATTAATTTATTTGCAGCATCAATTTGTGGCTGATAAATATTTCTTGCTTCTCTTTCAATAACATCAAAGTATTCCATTGCCATGCTTACTTCTTTTTTTATCCGTTCTGCAGGATTTATTATATCTTGTGTTCTTGTTTGATTTCTTTTAAGTTCTCTTAGTGTAGCAATCATTCTATCAATTTCTTCTTTTGTTTTACCACTTGCAAAAGCAAGGGCAATTTGCTCATTTGTAACAATTTCTAATGCCTCTGCAGCAGACAGTCCAGCAGCCTTTAAATTTGTGAATGTTGCACTCTGTGCTCTTAGTACTTGGGTTTGATCTCTAGCATTGTCTTCAAACTCTCCAAGAGTTGCTTCATTTAATGCCTTTGCTAACTTTTTTCCATCTTCAGTTATTGTAACAATACCGTTTTTAATTTTAATAAATTTCTTTTGAATTGCTGGATCTAAATCAGATATAAAATTAATAAGTTCTTGGTTTATTCCTTGCGCTCTAAGTTGTTGATTAATTCCTTTAAATATTTTAATGTCTCCACCAGATTTGTTCATTACCCTTCTTAGTTCTTCAATTCCACCACGGGCATTTATTGATGCATCTCTTACTAACTTTAATCTTTTAAGTAGTTCATCTAAAGTTGTATCTCTTTCTCCTGAGCCAGGAGTTGCCCCCTTATTTGTTCCTTTTTCTATTGCTGCGTTAAAACCTTTTGCTAAGTATGCTGCTATAGCATCTTGTTCTGACATACCTTTAAATTCAGCAAGTGCTGCTGCTCTAATTTGTGGATCTACTTTTCCAACTAAATAATTAACAAGCAATGTTTTATTTATAAGTGGTTTACCTTCAGATAATTTATCAAAATTAGTTAAGGCATCTGCAAATAATGTTGGATTTTCACCAGCAAGTTTTTGAACAACTGTTTTATCTATTTTATCTGGCAGTATTGAAATTTTTGATAATGCATCATTTGCAACTGTTAATTGTTTTACTCCATTAGTAGTAAGGTCTAGTTGAACTCCATACTTTTGTTGAAATTTTGCAAGAATATCTAATGCGGTCATGTCTTTATCAAAGGCAACTTCGTTAGTGTTTATATAATTAAGCATTAAGTCAATTGTTTTTGCATTTGTACCAGTCTGCGTTATTAACTCAAGAAGTGTGCTTGCCCCTGCAAAACCTTCTTTTCCTACAACCGTATTTATTTTTGCTTGAATTTCTGGAACTTGTTTGGATGCATCTAAAAGAGCAATTACCGCATTTGGACTTAACTCTCCAGAAGCAAAACCAATCTGTATGACCTTTTTAAAATCTGTATTTGCAAAATCATTTAATTCATCTTTAGCAATATCTTTAAACACTTTAATGGCATCTGAAGCATTTTTGTATAAATTATCGATAGATGTTCCAATTGCTTTGTCAAAATTTTCTGTAGATATTTGACCTGATAATTTAATAACATCGTTTATCGTTTGTTGATTTGCATTATTTAAACTATCTAAACCAATTTTTCTTTGATCTTCAATATCTTTAATTTCTTTTTCAGTTTTTGCATTTTTAAGTTTTAAATCATATTGTTGATTTAATGCATCTACAAGTTGTTGATTTTGAACAATTGCTTCAAGTCCTAGTTGAATGCTTGCAGCATCAAGTTTTGCATTTGCTGATTTTGCTTTATTTTGATCGTATGCTGCTTTTACTATTGCACCACTACTTAATAAAGCAACTACTGCAGCAGCAGGAAGACCAACACCCGTAGCAGCCAATCCACCAGCGGCAGCAAGGCCAGCAACGCCACCGCCAGTTGCGGCTAGGCCCCCTGCAGTAACTTCTCGTTTTCTATTGTTTTGTGCCTGATCAAATGCTGTTTGTAAGTTTGTTGCAGAATCTTTTTTAATTGCTAATGCAATTTGAAGTGGATCTTTAGTTAAATTTTCGCCATTTGGACCAAATAAAGATACAAGTTCTCCACTAATCATTAATGGTATTTCATAACTGCCTAGTTTTTCTCCTAATGCTGAAGCAATACTCTTTGCTTGTTCTGTTGTAACTACTCCCTGCAATATTGCAGTTGATAATTGATTTGCCATATTTGTTGCAATTTCTTTATCTGTTTTTCCTGTTTTTCCTTGGGTAGCAATATCTGCAATCAAACCTTTTCCAAATTCACTTTCTAAAACATTTTGTCCAAATTTTCTTTGTTGGTCAACAGTTCCAGAAATAAGGTTTTGTCTTTTTCGATCTGCAGACTCTTTTGATGAAACTGTTCCAGTAATTTTTGATAACTCAATTAATTTAGTGTTGGTCATTGACATAGCCTTAGCAAGATTTATGCCTTCTTGTCTAGCCTTTTCTATATCTTTATTAAACTTATAAATTACTGCGGTAATAGAAACTAGCCCTGCAACAAACAATCCAAGTGGATTAGTAAGCATAGGGGCAATACTTGCAAGAGCAGAGACACCCATCATTGCCATACCCACGCTATTGTTACCAGTCATGAATCCTGCCATTGCTCCAATACCCGCAATTCCAGCAACAGGGCCAGCAACCGATCCAACTCTTTGTGCTCTTTGTGCTCTTACTTCACGTTTTTGATCTTTAGTTAATTTTGTTGTTGTTTTTGTTCCGTCGTCAAGTGTTTCTGTATTTTTATCTAGTGACTCAATTAGTTTGTTCATCTGTGATTCTTGAATACGTACTCCTGAAGCACTTGAGAAAGGTATTTCCCTTGTTCCGCCTTGAGTTTGTCCTGCTGGAATTCCACCCTGTGCTCCAACAATCCCAAGTCTTCCCATCCCTGGAATAAATACACCTTTGCCTGCACGAAGTGATGATGTTGTTTTTTTAGTAAGAATTGATTCACCCTTGCCAACTGCAATTTGTCTTGTATCACTTGATCCGCCACCAATTACACTAAGTGCTGAAGATCTTGCCACACCTGTTTGACCATTAACAACTCCAGATCTTTTACCAGATCCCATTGCTTCAAGTAAAGCCTTATCTTCTCTGTCATATCGGGCTTGTTGAATTCTACGTATATCATCGATTATAGTGCTTCCTGTCTTAATAGATGACGTGCCAGCCAAAGTCTTCATTGGTTGTGAATAAAAATTATTTTTTGATCTATGTTCTAATCCAGCAATAACTGCTTTTGCTTGATATGAGTTTGGATTTATTTTTGCATCATATGCAGCAATTGATCGTAGTGTTTGTGCTCCTGCAGCAGTTGTTGGATGTGTTCCTGATTGTAATTTTTTAAGTTCATTTTTATCAATTCCCATTGACCTTAATTGATCATCAGACATGCCCAAAAGATTTTGACCAAGTTTTCCTTTTACTGTATTTAAATAGTTATTAACATAACCAAGATCTGCAACAAGGTTTCCAGCATTCC